GTTCCTTGACTACCTGTTGTTCCTTGACTACCTGTTGTTCCTTGACTACCTGTTGTTCCTTGACTACCTGTTATTCCTTGACTACCTGTTATTCCTTGACTACCTGTTATTCCTTGACTACCTTGAATTCCTTGAATTCCTTGGGCGTTTATTTCTTGATTGCCTATAAGAACTTTTCCGGAACCATTTGGATTAAGTACTATATCTCCGCTTTTGCTGCTTATTGTATTTCCGTCAAGCGTCAAATTGTCTACGTTGATTTGCTCTCGTTGTGTATATGATCTTGACATGCGGCTACCCTTTTGATCAATGATTAAAGTCCACATTAGATATTGAAGATGTTATCTGATTTCTATGACTAATTTACGGAATGATACCATTCATGTTTCAAAATCCGCAGTCTATAGCCATAAAGAAATATCTTTTTGAAATACTAAAGGAAAGATACCCGGCAAACGAAAGTTTCATAGACAGGCTAGTAACCAATATCCAAACCAAAGAGGACTACGAAAGGTTTGGAAAATTCATAGCCGACATATTTGAAACAGGATTCATCAAGGCTGTTGACGAGTACAAGGAACAACTTCTTAAGATGGGCATGAGTGTGGGCATAACCACGCCCGAGCGGGCAAAGGATCCCAATAACAGAATATTTGATTAATCAGAAAAGTCGGGCTGAACTTCAGATGGTATTGTTGAAAAAAGCCACCCTCCCTCCTTCTGCTCCTTTCCTGTCACCTTCCACCACCTGTATTCGTCGTACGGAACCCTATCGTAAGCGTCCGTCTGCTGGTTGTGTATTTCGTATGCAAAAGGATATATGATAGACCTTTCTCCTATCTGTTCGTTTGGATCGCTAGTCCAAAAGGAGAGCGAGAAGTCGCTCGCCTCTATTATAACCGAGGGAAAGATCATCTTATTTCCGTATTGAACCCTCTTCCATGATTCGCCATAAAGTTTATCGGATCCTTTTTTTATGATGGCGGGGAGGCAGTACGACAAAACCTTGTGCTTGATATAGGGCATGTCGTATTCTTTTTCCTGCTCGGTCTGTTCAGCTTTATATTTTGGTGCGGGGCCGGGGCTGGGGGTGTCTAATCGAGACTTTGGCGTATCCGAACTTGGGATGGGCATGCGCTCAACAGGCATCTCCTCCATTACGGGGACTGCCTTTTTGGGAGGGCGTATTCTGTGGGTTGCGGACATCTTGACCTCATCCCATTCGAAGTTGTGGAACACAAGGCCGGAAGGGTCCCATGCCTCTTGTTGCTTAACAAGAGGGTTTGGTTCCGAAAGCCTATAGACTTTTCCTTCTTTGTTTAAAATGGACATTTTTAGACTCTTCTTGATATATACGAGAGAAAAGCGAGGTTGAAAATGCCAATAGTAGTTCCGGACGCAGGTGAGCGCAGACTTCTTGAATATATTGTGAACAAGACGCCCCCTACCAACATGATATTGCACCTCTACACCAACAGCTTGGATCTATCCACGGAAACATGGACAGAATCAAGCTTTGTCGAGGCGACGACAAGCGGATATGCGCCCGTCACATTGCTGGGGGCGAATTGGACGGCAAGCACGACGGCGGGAGTTTCTTCTGCTGTGTACAGCTCTAGCATAACATTCTCATTCACGGCCGCAGCCAGCATACAAGGCTACTATGTGACCGACACCTCAAACAGAATACTCTGGGCCGAGCAGTTCCCGGGGGCTCCGTTCACTCTTCCGTCAGCCGGTGGAGAAATATCCATCAGGCCGCAGGTTCAGCTCAACTGATGTCCGGCTTTAGGCAGTGGCTTGCAGAGGCGAAGGTGATGGGCTCCGCAGCGGGCGAGGCGATGAAGAGGACGCTTGATTTCAAGGTCAATGCGGAGTGGATCAAGTGGAGCGTAGAGCCGAGGGGATGGATAACCGACAAGGGCACGAAGGATTCATTTGACTTTTCTGCCGCATTCTACAACCCCAAGGTTGAAAAGCCCGCGTTCTTCTATCTGCGGGCGTTCGCGATACTTGAGCGACCCGATTCTGAGTACGATTCCGTGGAGGGCGGGGCGGAAATGAAGATAAAGGCCACGATGTTTTTATTTAACGGAAGGACAGGGCTTGCCGGAATGCATTCAGGGGTCGAACCCACAAGTATGAGGGGTCTGCTTGACAGGGACGGCCACATAAGACTGAGCGAGCGGGATGAACGCGTATCTTTTCCCGGGGCGCTTTCGGAGTTTGACGGCCCGCCCTTGAAGACGCCCCTTCAGTTAGCTGAGTGGGTCAAAATGGTCATAGACCACACCGACATAGACGGAGAAGACGACGGCGGCGATGATAGCCATCCGGAACGCCCTGACATTCATGATCCGAGCGGAAGAAGATTGGTCGGGGTCTGAGGAATAAGGCCTCGGGGAAGATATATAATCAAGGAGGAAACCGCCTTGATCAAGAATCCCGACGGAACGCCGTACAAGCCTGTTGGCAGCTTGGAGCAGTTTGATCCGGACAATCCGGAGCGCTGCCTCTGGAACGACTGGGATGCGGAGTGGATAAAGATATACGGGTCGCCCGTCTTCTACTATGAGGTGTTCATCCAGACGGGCTCCCTCGACAAACTCTACCGCGAGGACAGGGGCAAACTGTGGTCGAACAATCCCGTCATGCTCTATGCGTCCTACGAGCCCGTGGTGGGACAGAACTACCAGAGCGCATTCGGAATAGACTCGCCTGACGAGGTTGTGTTCGACTTCAACTACAGGGATGTTCTAAATAAGATAGGACACCCGCCTAAGGTGGGATCAAGGATACACAGCCCGCACAGAAAGGAGGACTGGGTCATCATCCAGAGGAACATAGGGGAAACGATGCTCTGGAGTCAGATGAGGATACAGATACTATGTCAACGCTTCCAAGAAAGCGTCACGACAGGAGAGGGAAAGGCCTCTCAGAAGAAGCCGGACTTTGACTTGAATGAAATTAATCAAAGAGGCTAATCCATTCCGTGCTCCAAGCTCGCCCTAGCCAAAAAGTTCAATATGGAGAAAGATGAATTAGAAAAAAGCGAGTGACCGGCCACGATCCGGCAACATTTAGGATGGAAACCTAACGCTCTGCCAATTGAGCTACACTCGCATTTAATGAAATAAGTTAACTTTTATTCACTTTCCAAAACACAGTCCTTGGGAACTTCGGCTTCGGCAACGGAAGCCTTATTCCTTCTGGCATGTATGGTTTTCTTTTTTCTTTGGCCTTTCTTATGGGATAGTGTTTCATCTTCTGGGAGAGAAGAGACGCTTGGGTATTTTCGTCTTCATCTCTATCGGAGTGGAGGCGGATGATATTTTATTTGATATAGTGTTGTCAACCTCGGAATAGCCGCCTTTAGTATAGGCCTTGCTGAGAACCTTGTACTTGTCGTCAAACGTCAATTGCGGGGTTGCCGACCACGAGCGGGTTGCAATCTTGCTTCCGTGTTCGCTTATTCTTCTGTCTCGGCCTTCCCTTTCTATTCTTTCTTCCTCCGTGAACGGGATGAATTCAACATCATTTTTCTGGGGGACAAAAAGAACTTGGCCGTACGGTTCGCCCGCTCTGAAGATGTGGGTCTCGCCTTCTCTAGGAGCCTTGAAAACGACGAAGAAGATTCTTGACCACCACCTTTGAATATGTCCCGTAAGCAGGCACGGGACGGTTCCTGTTTCGTCGGTGAAGAACCTGGGGTGCGGTTCCGTTCTGATCACATATCCTTCGGGCGGCTCCATGTCCAGCGAGCTTGACATGCCGTAGTGACCCGGCGCGAAGCTCATCATCGGGGGCGTGGTCTTTTTGGGCTCTTGTCCGTTGATCGTGTTGCCTTGCTCATTCATGTTCCAGTCTTCGCCGGAGAAATCGCCCTCGAAAAAAACTTGGCCGTGACGCCTCGTCACACAGCACTCGCTCTTGAAGGGATAAATCAACTCGTGGCCGTATGTGCTTCCCTCCACGAAAGGGGGGCAGTGCCATGGCTGGGGCGTTGCTCCATCGCCGTGGTTTCTGTCCTTGCCGGACCAGCCTGGTATCTGAAGCTTGATCGGAGAGGGATGGGCGCCGAGGTGCCATGTTCTGTATTTGACTGTGATCATTCTTCAATTATATCGGCTGGGCAACCAATTAAAAAGATCACTCGTCTAGATAGACCAAGAGGGGAAAACAATGGTTGTCAATCCGGGAAATCACCAGAACAAAAGCCTAAACGACTGCAATGTCGTGCCGCCGGCGGAAACCAGCAGGAACAAAGAGAAGGCTCCGAAGAGTTGCGATGGGCCGGGCATGGGCACAGGTTGGGTGGAGGAAGCCGCCAAGTCCAAGATAGGACTCGGCAAAGAGGCCCAGTGCGACCCGATGCAGACCGGAAGAATTGTCGACGACATGAATGACCCGGAACGCCATGTTCTCTACAGGTATTCAAAGAGTCTTCGTGGCTGCGATGAGGCGATGGTAGATTTGTTTTCTAATTTGGTCGTTCTTGACGAAGACGGGAAGGCATACAAGGTTCCCATACTGTGGGGGACGCAGGAAAGGGCGGTAACTTGGATTCTGCAGGATAATGTCCGGAAGGACGGAAGTCTTGTAGTAGAAAGAATAAGACTTCCTGTGCTTGCAATATATTCAAACGGAATGGATTTTGACCCCGAGAGGTACACATACCACAAGGCTCTAGATTACATGCGCAGGTTGAGGCCGGACGGCAAGCCGGGCTTTACCACCAAGGAGAAGTTTGAGAGAGACACGGTGTTCGGTGTCGCAAGGGGCATACCGATCAACAAAACCTATACCTTGACGGCATGGACTATGTACATGGAGGACATGGATCAGATTCTAGAGCAGATAATGCTAAAATTTTCTCCGATTGCATATATACGCGTTAGGGGAATCAATTGGGAGACTTCGGTCAATCTGGATTCCATAGCAAATAATGTGGACTATGAGCCGGGCGACCAAAATCAAAGAATAATCAAGTTTGAATTTAATTTGACGGTCAAGGCATATATACCACAGCCAATTGTTCGAAACAAGTCAGTTCTAGCAACAAAAACGGATTTTTATAACGGGGTCGACGAGGACAAAATTACTGAGGCGTTGGACAAGTTGGAAGACAGTGTTGATAAAATAGAAAGGCAGAATTAATGATCGAGATCAAGAACAAAACAAGGGGTCCGGTTCAGATACTGATAAGGTCTAGAAGGTCACCCAAGGCTTTCACGACACTGAATGTTCCTGGCGTAGGTGGTGGAAACAACATCTACATGTTAGAGGATGAGAGGAGCACGGAATACGTTGAGAGGGCCGAGAAGATGGGGCTCATTTCGACAAGGCACATAACAAAAAAAGAATTGAACAAGGGAGAATAAAGTCATGGCAATCCTAAAGGGCTTTCCGCCGTCCAACACAATTTCGCCCTCGGTAAGAATAACCGAGAAAGATCTGAGCTTCATCGCTCCAGACCAGTCCTTTCACAGGGCCGGTTTGGTCGGCTTTGCCAGCAAGGGTCCAATCAATGTTCCCACATTGATCCAGTCCACAAGGCAGTTAAATACTGTGTTCGGATATCCTCATCCAGAGGCTGGCGATCCTTACCTCATCTATGCTGCCCAGCAGTACTTGTTGGTTGCTACGGAACTTTATATCGTACGCGTGGCTGACACCGACGCAGTGAGCTGGGAGCGCGCCCGTACGGCTCAGGTCGAACTTCCTTCTGCCGGTGGCGAAGTTGTGTTCGTCTCGAGCCAAGCCGGACCATACAACTTGAGCAAGGACATGTACTTCAGGTGGAGGCTAAACGGCGTGCTTGCTTCCAAGACGCTCGTCGCCCTAGCTAATGCCAATCATCCAGATCCTCTCGTTCAGTCGGGCGGATACACAGCCACTCAGTTGGCGGACGATCTCAATGTACAACTGGATGCTTCGGTGGACGGAATAGAGTTCTTCGCTACAAATGAAACAACAAGTCTCATAGAAGCAGAAATTCAGACAACTTCGGAAACAGATAGCCAAGTAACATTCAGCCTCGGAAATGGAGGCCTCGTTCCTGGTTCGGTAACCGGCAGAATTGTCATAGACGGGACTGTTGTTCAGACATTCAAAGTAAATGATAGCGGCGTGTTTTCCTTCAAGACGATAGTTGCTTCGCCTTCAAACAAGGCCATAGCTGGATCTATTGACAATCCGAACGGAAACATAACACTTACATATCAGAATTCGCTTTCTGCAGGAGCCAACAGAATATCTGTTGACTACAAGTACACGAACACCTATACGACATCAAGAATAGGATTGAGAACAACCTTTTCGTTCGGTCCTAGAGCCGTTCTGGAACTTGTGTCCGTGCAAGATTCCCTATGTGGTCCGGAAGGAGCGACAGGGCTGGGTAGCGGAATGGAGCCCGCTCAGTTCACGGGAAGCACAGCCGCTAATTTCAATTTCACATCGCTTGATGAGTATGATCTGCAAGTCGTGCTGGATGGTACCGACAATGTGCTAATTGACAATGTCGTTCAAGTGATTGATCTTTCTACCTTGGCCACCAATTCGGCCGCTACCGCTGAAGATGTGGTTGACGAGATCAACGACCAGATAAACTCAGGTTCTATTCCTGGTGGTTTTGAGGCGATTTCCGTAGGTGACTATGTTTCGCTCAGAACACTACACTCGGGCAACGACGCAAGGATTATAGTCAAGAACGAAAGTTCTACATTCAATTTGTTCGGTTTCAACGCTCCGCTTTTGGATCCGGCCAATCCGGCCGTTGTTGACTCTAACGGATCCAACAAGGGCTTGTACATCACAGCCTCCGGCAGCGCGCCGAGAGGAGTCAGTGGTGCCGCGGCCGTATCAAGCTATGGCGTAATTAACGGAGATTCAAATAGGTTCGGAGATGTTTCTGTCACGCTCACTGCCGATTCCCCTGGAATCGACGGAAACTCGACCCAGGTCGTGGTCAGAAACAATGTCAGGGAAGGAAACTTCATAATGGAAGTTTACAACAATGGAGTCCAAGTTGAATCTTGGGGAAATCTGACAAAGGATGAAACAAGCAGATTCTATGTTGAAACATTCTTGAGCCTAGTTTCTGACTTTGTTAGGGCCGTTGATAATACGAGCAACCCGTCGCCGCCGCTTGATGGAACATATGATCTGTCGGGCGGTTCGGACGGTATACCGTCGGATCCGGACGACCAGGATTACTTCCTCATCGGAAACATGGTCGGATACACGGGAATATATGCCTTGAGCGAGCCGGAGCAGATCGACATAGATCTGGTCGCCGTTCCTGGTCATACATCCACGGGTGTCGTCCTCGCAATGATTGACATGTGCCAGAACATGAGAATGGACTGCATGGCCATAGTGGACGCTCCGTTCGGACTTACAGTTCAAGAGATAATCCACTGGCAGAACGGCGCCCATCCTCTGAACACGACGAGATTCGACTCGGATTTCGCGGCTCTTTACTGGCCGTGGGTCAGGATTCGCGACACCTTCAACAATGTTGATGTTTGGGTTCCGCCCTCGGGTTCCATCATGGCGGTCTACGCCAGGAGCGATAATCTTTCTGCTCCTTGGTTTGCTCCCGCCGGCGTGAACCGTGGCGTGGTGCCCGGAATCACTGATGTGTTCAGCAGGCCGACATTGGAAGAGAGGGACTTGATGTACGGCAACAGAAACGCCATCAATCCTATCGTCCAGTACGCGGACTTCCAGGACTATGTCGTTTGGGGTCAGAAAACGCTGCAGCGCAAGCCTACAGCCTTGGATCGCGTAAATGTGAGAAGGCTTATGTTTGCGATAGAGAAGAGAATCAGGGCCGCCTCGAGAACATTGTTGTTCGAGCCGCATGACGAAATCTTCCGCCAGAAGTTCATCGAGATAGCCACGAGGATCTTGCGTGAGGTGCAGATAGCGAGAGGTCTGACGGCGTTCATCATTAAGGCGGACGAGGAACTCAACACGCCTGACGTTATTGACAGGAATGAATTCAGGGCAAGAATCGGCGTGCAGCCGACAAGGGCCGTGGAATTCATGTTCCTTGAGTTTAGCATCCACAGGACTGGAAGTTTCGATGCCGGTTCGAACACCTTCTGATAAGAGAAATCATAAAAAGAGGAGATAAAAATGGCGATTCAAATGGGTTTGGGAAGGTTGGGCGGAGATCAAGTCACCCACAAGAGAAAGTTTAGATGGACTTTTGAGGTCAGAAGGAGTGGCGGAAGCGGCGGGCCTGGCAGCGGAGTGCTAGCTGCCAAACAAGATGTTCCGGCGAGTTTCGTAAAAATGGCTGCTCGCCCGAATGTTTCTATAGAAGAAACTGAAATAAACTTCCTCAATGGAAAGACTTACATTCCTGGCAAGGGGACCTGGGAGACTATCACCGTCACATATTACGATGTGAGCGGTGACGATAACATGCCCTTGTGGGACTGGCTTGCCGATGTCTATAACTTCACCGATCCGCTAGGCCTCCAGCAAAACTCTAGAAGAAATTGCTATGCCGGAATTGGTATCTGCACCATGTACACAGGTTGCGGAGATCCCATGGAAAGATGGACTCTGGGTGATTGTTGGCCTCAAGCCGTAAATTTCGGCGAGTTGGACTATTCTTCGTCCGAGGAGGCCACTGTTGAAGTCACAATCAGATACTCCAATGTTTCATACAAGAACCTGTGCGGAAGAGATCCTAGATCCAGCTGCTGCCCATGCAGCACGCAGGCTGGCAGCCTCATGGGATTGAACGCCGGCGGGGCCGCAGCGACAACTCTGCCCTCGGTTGGTCTCACTGGGGATCCCGTTCGTTGATATTGATGATGTAAAATATGAAACAAAAAGGCCAGCGGAAACGCTGGCCTTTTTTATTTACAGACTATATTTAAATTGGAGGAAATATGGCTCAAAAAATGGGTCTTGGGAGACTGGGTAGCGAAAACTTATGCATGATGCGCAAGTTCCGTTGGCTTTTCTTTATAGACGGGGTTTGTGACGACGGAACGGACGCATTGCCTCCGGACAAGGCGGCTAGACCCAGCCTTAACTTCAAGGAAATAGAGGCACAACACCTAAACGAGACTATATACTTTCCTGGAAAGCCCGACTGGAAGCCTATAAATTTGACGCTTTTTGATCTAAAGGGAAATAAAAATCCTATATTTCAATGGTTGAAGCAAATTTATGAGCCTTGTGATGACAAAGGCACATGGAGAGCTCCGGTTCCTGGGGCCTTCAAGAAGACAGGTCGCCTTAGGATGTACAATGGCTGCGGATTGGTCATGGAGGAATGGGTATTCAGCAATATTTGGCCCAACAACATAGAATGGGGGGATCTGGATATGAGCAACCAAGACTATGTTACGGTGGAAATGACCTTGAGGTACGACAGGGCATACACCAAAGATTGTTCGCAAACAGGCGCCTTGTTCACTGGGGACATTAATCCGCGTGCGGGGACAAGTCTGGCCTAGCTAGGATCAGTCCATATCTTTCTTTAGAAGTTCTCGCATTTCCGCAAGCTTATCTTCTAGTTGCTTGGCCTTTAACTTCAACTTGCGGCATGCTCCGCTTTTGTTAAGTCTGCCTTTCTTGGTGTATACCTTCTTTTCATCATCCAGAAGGGCATTGACTATGTCCTCATAGCCATTTTCTATGAGTTTCTTAATCAACTCTTGTCTTTCAATGTGGTCTATATTGCTCATGAATTAAATATTACACATTATGCAAAACAAATCAACACCACTTTTATGAATGGTTGTTGTTATCAAACAGAACCTTTCCATTTTTGAACGAAGAGTTTCCCTCAATCATCTGCATATGATTTAAGTATTTTTTCTTAAGTTCGTTATAGTTTCTTGCCGTTCTGTAGAGTTGTCTGAAGTGGTTAAGTATGCATGTAGTCATGTAGTTGAAGGCCTTTCCCTTCCTCGAGTCAAACCTTCCTATTTTGTCAAAGCATATCATTACGCCCTCTTGTATTGCGTCGTCCGCGTCTATGAGTTGGAATTTGGCGTATCTGACTATGTTTTCAGAAAGTGTGAAGAAGGCGACGGCCAACTTTTGCTTTGAGTCTTCGTGGCTTGCGTCCGTCTCTCTGAGAAGATCTTCTTTGGCCTTCAAAAGCGATTTGTTATAGTTGTTTTTGACCTTCCTGATTTTTTTTCTGTCTAATGTGCCTTTTATCTCGTCTATGATTATCAAAAGCCTCTGCTTTTCCCTCTTGGAATCTTGAAATTGATTTATAATGCTTTCAAAGGTCTTGTTGTTCAAATATTCATTCATTGTCCTCCAGATGGCATAGGCCTTATCTAAAAGTAATATGCACCCCTATAATAGTGATGAACTAAAGGAGAAAAAATGGAGAAATCCAATTATGAGGCGATTTTTTCGTCACTTTTATTCATTTTGGAAAATCCATTTGCAGAAAAAGGATACGAGGATCTTAAGAGCCACTACTTGGCCATGGGCATGGAAAAAGAGGCGGAGGCCATGGAGTTAATTTTAAGAGAAAAATTCAATGCTGACAGTACAAATTCTAATCAAGAATAACTCCAAAACCATTAAAAAGACCTTGGATTCTTTGGCCGGGATCGGCAGAATTGTAGTCGGCAATCTGGGGTCTACGGACGGAACAGATCGGATTTGTGCCGAATACGGAGCAGAAGTGATTCCAGTCCGGTTTGACGGAGATTACGCCAAGGTCAGGAACAATTTGGCCGCCGAAGGCATGAACCTTTATTTGGATCCGTGGGAGGTGTTGGCTAGTGGGGCTGAAAAAATTAAAAATTACGAAAGAACAACAAGAATATATGTTGTACAAGGAGGGATTGTATCTAAGGAAATAAGGATTTGGAGGGATATCAAGTTCGTCAATCCGATATATGAAACCTTGGTCGACGACACGGCAGATTGCGACCCGAATGTAGTTATTTTGTCAGGGGTTCAGCCCGACAATCGAAATGAAAAGATGTCTATCTGTAGGGAATGGATCTCCAGAAAGCCAACCTCGCCGGATCCTTACTACTACATGGCTTGTTCGTGTCTGGCCAACAGAATGTACAAAGAGTTCTTTTCTTTTGCGGATCAGTATTTGATAATGGATTCTAAGGCGGGCGCATCGGGAATACTTCTGAGGTACTATATGGCCCAAGTGCATTTACACACGGGCAACCTAAATGAAGCGACAAAGAACGCACTATCGTGCCTTTCAGTTTGCCCAACATTCTCCGAGTTCTGGTGTCTGTTGGGGGACATTTTATACAAGGATCAAAAATACGAAAAGGCAAGACGAATGTATGAAAATTCAATCATAATAGGAAAAAGAAGACTAAGCAAGGATTCTTTTCCCATAGAAATATCAAAATATAAAGAATACCCCAAAAAAATGATAGAAAATATCCAACAGTTAATTAGTCAATCAAAATTCATAGTGCAAAAAACAATCTGAATCTTGGATATATAAAGATATACAAGGAGGTTGTATTGAAGAAATTCAAGGTCTCCATAATTTATTTCGGCTGCTGTTGCGAAGAAACTATTGAATTGGCAGCGGATAATTACGAACAAGCAAGGAAAAAATGTCTTGAATTAGTTGAGCAAAATCATGAACTCATTGATTTGATGGCTGAAAAAAATATCTTCATAAGCAAAAGAATCAAGGATTGCGTTCTTCATCGTTCGGACTGGCGTGACGATATAGCAATAAATTTAGAAGTCCCTTCCAGCGACTAGAAGATAATATCCAGATCGTTTACGACAACGGTGACTTGGTCTTCCCATCTTGCCACATCTAATTGCTTTCGTCCGGGTCCAAGTTTGCTGAGTTTCTTCTCGAGTTCGTCTATGTGGCAGTTTATTACAGACCAACTGTTCTCGGCTAACTTTTTGACTTCCTCCTCATGGTCTGGCACATCCATGTTTGGATAATATTTTCGCAGTTGGTCTTTACATTCTTTCACAATTTTCTTGTAAAGGGGAACATGGCAGGCACACCCGGGATTATTCAAGAATTCATCGACTTCCTTCTCCATCTCTTTCGGGAGCGTCAGCCTGAATCTTGAGTCCTTGAGTGCCTTCTTCACATCTATTAGCGTTATCTTCTTTTCATTGCTCATCTTGCGTCTCCTTTAGGAACTTTTCTTGAAACTGCGTGTTTTCTTCCATCCACTTTTTATTGTCTTCTTCAATTTTTGTTTCATGGGACTTCCTGTCGGCTTCGCCTTGCGGGTCTTTAAAAGACCTGGCGGATACGGCTCGCCCACAGTTTGGGCATCTGAACTTCTTACTGCTGAGCGTGTCGTTCTTTAGCTCATGCAAGCCCGACGATCCTTGGTCGCAGATCTTTTTCCACCCGCAATAATCGCAAAGTAGTATTTGCTTTTTACTCATTAAAGTTTGTTTCCACGACGCTTTTCGCCTCTAGATAGTTCATATATGTGGCCGAAAGAGTGGCCAAAAAACTTCCTGCCATGCCACAAGAAAAAACCACAAGAGGATCTTTTCCGATCAATATGTATCCGAACAAGAAGCCGACCCATGTTCCAGAACATTGGTAGCAAGAAACCAGTTTGTTGACCCAAGGGTGGCATCTTTTTTCTATGAAGTCTCTAGCAGGCTGCATGATGTAGGCCGGATCTACAATGATGTTGGTCATTCCTATGACAGAAAGAGCGAACAGTAAAAATGAAGTAAAAGAATCCATTAACTATCTCCAGAATGTAATATGTATCTTATCTTTTTTTCTGAAAGTGGAAAATCCAGAATAGATCTCAGCAAACTCAAGTTCGGGCTCGTCGTCCAGGCCGAACTCTATGTTCTTAACAAGGTGGCGATCTATTTTATCAATAGTCACTGTATCTTTGAAATAAAGTGACAGTACATCTTCATGCCTATCCTTTGCGGAACGAAGGAAATCCAACAAAGATTTCCTTCCGAGAGCCCTTAGCATGGGGCTCATTTTGCTCATCCTCCATTGGTCGCGCAGATAAACCAAGTCGGGCATGTTTTTCCACGCTTCTTTGTCGTGGAAAATAAGATCTTCCACATTTTGAAAATTTATCCTTATCACTCTCTAATAGAATACTTCACCCGTAAAATCTAAAGGAGAAAAAATGGCCGACGAGACTTTCAGACCACAGAAAAGAAGCATTTCCCAAGAGGAGATAGATGGGGATTTTCAAAATACGGAAAACGAAAATGCTGCTGAGCAACTGGCGAGGATGGCGGCGATGCGACAGAGTGCTGCGGCCGAAGTAGAAAAAGAACTTGAAAATCCAGCTGCTGAGGCCGGGGTGAAGGTCACGGGAAGGATTCCGGAGGCATTCAAGCAGGCTGTGGCCTCCAAGAAGATGGATGCTAGATCGGGAGGCTCCAAGCCCGACCAACAGAGCAGAAAGTCAGAAATGAGGGTGACGGGGAGTGGCAAGTTGGAGGAGTTGATTGCTGGGATTGGCACAAAGGGAACAATGGTGTTCGAGCCCATCCAGCTTCCATCAAAAGGAAAGTTTTATGACGGGGAGAACGGCCCAAAGGACGGCGTCATCCACTTGCGCCCCATGACGGGCGAGGAGGAAGAGATACTGGCTACGCCTCGGTTCGTCAAGAAGGGGCAAGCCATCAATATGATCTTCAATCGCTGCATGAGGGAAAGCTACGACTCGGCTAATTTTTTGACTCAAGACAGAACATACATGTTGATTTATTTAAGGGGCATATCGTATACGCCGGAATACGATGTAGAGGTGAAGGATCCGGATTCGGATCAGACCTTTGCAACCACCATTAACCTCAACGACCTTTATGTTGACTACTGCACAGAGGATTTTGGTCCAGAAAATTTGGAGGATGTCCTGCCGACGACCGAGTATAGGTTCCGATATCGGCTGGCTGTGGGCAAGGATGAGCAGTTGATTCAGGAATACAGAGAAAGAAGGGCTAAGAACTTTGATCTTTCAGGTCAGGCCGATGACACACTGTTGTTTAGAACAGCCCATCTCATAGAGGAAATTGAGGGACTGACGGACAAGTTGGAAATACAGACGCTTCTAAAGAAGTTGCCTATTCAAGATGTGGCTTATTTGAGAACAGTTGTTAACGAGCCTCCGTTCGGCGTGGATACGAAGATAAACATAACAAATCCATACACAATGAGGGACTTTGAAATAGAACTTCCGCTTGAAGCAAATTTTTTCTTCCCGCGGGCAAAGCGAAAGAAAAATACGATATCGAGGACTCAAGCCTAGAACTTTGGAGCAACTTGATGGAGGAGATGTTCTTCTTCATCTACCACATGCACCAGAGCCGAGAGAACTTCATGTCTTTGCCCATCAATGAAAGAAAATGGCTGATAAGCAGATTCATCCAGCAGAAAGAAAAGGAGAACGAAGCCATGGAGTCGGCGAGAAGGAAAGCGAAAACTAAGAGATAACGCATGGCAATAAAGGAAAGAAATCAAAATCCAGTGGTTGGTGATGTTTTGAACCTCAGAATGTTCACCTACAACTCAAACCACCGTCAGAGCGTGCAGAATGTATCTAAAGTTGAAATATACCAATTGGATTCTACTTGCATAACAAAAGACAATCCCGAGGGCCGTAGGCTAATAGGAACCATTGAATCTCCCGACATAGAGACGGTTTCTGACGATTTCGGCGGGCACTACAAGGTCTCCATAGGTCTTTTGGATCAAGTGTACGTCATTGGGGACTACATTGATGTATGGTATGTTCAGTTCAATGAAAATCAATCCGGAACGGTGACCAATGAGTTCAAGATCATATCAGATCTTTGGTATGCATCCGACATGCCCATCGTTTATGATTTTTCTTATGGCTTCAGACCAAACAGAATACGAAAAGGTGAGCGAAGATGGTTAACAGTGGAAGTTATTCCAAATGTTCCCAACGCCTCGGACTTGCAAAGGTATTATACAAATTTGGCGATAGCGAGCCCGATAAAGATTTACATAGAAAAAACATGCGGAGAGTGCGTTCCGGCAGAAAAAGATTTGAGAATGGTTGTTTCTGGCGGACAAGTTGAGCACCGAAGGGACTCTGAGGGTTATTTCTTCCTGGATACCGTGGGACTCAACATGGATTGCGGAATTTACGATGTGTGGTTCGAACTTGATTTCGGCGAGAGCACCTACATCTCCGAGAACTTGCAGCTCCAAGTATTTTGAGATTCTTGGCAGAATCGCGATTTAGCGAATTCTCAGATTGCCCAGACTGCCCAGATTTGATGCGTACTCTCGGAATGCCCATCTATCAAAGAATGCGTCTTTTCAGCCAAAAAATAGAGGTTTCCAAAAATTTTGGTTGACATCTTGGGGTGGCGGCGTATAGTCATAGGACAGTGATTTCCATTTGCCAAATGTCCAGAGGTGACGCGATGTCTGTTGACTTGGATGCAGAGCGGATCGCTATTCTTGCGAAACTTGAAAAGATGGGCTTTTCCTCGAGTGATGTCACGGGAAAGAGGCACTATATTCCGAAGCCTGCCGAGGTCAATTCGGAGAAGCGAGCCATTGCCGGAATAGAGGCTGAGGCGGAGGACAATCAGAGCCACTACTTGTCGCTCGCGGGGCGTACGGGCAAGCCTTGGTTCCACAACACCAAGTTTCCCAAGCAGTATAGTGAATTCGTGCTAGTAACTCCAGACATGGCCAAAAAACTTCTGGAGTGGAACAACAACCCTCGAAAAAGGATCATGCAGACTGTGGTTGACCGGTATCGTTCTGACATGAAGTCGGGCGAGTGGAACGACAACAGCCAGTCCATCGCGATTGACTACAAGGGGTATCTGCATAACGGTCAGCACAGGCTTACGGCAATAGTGCAGTTGGATCGGCCACAGAGGCTATACTTCACATTCAACACGCTCGTTTCCGCGAGAGAAGACGAAGACGTTGGTGCTCCGAGGAAGCCGGCGGTTCAGATTGAACTGAAACTGCACAACAGGATTGGGAATAAGCTTCCCGCCATCTGTCGAGCGGCGATGAGAGGCGTTAATGGAGCCACTAAGCGAATTTCGCAAGGGCAACTTGCCGAGTTTGCTGAAATGTACGGGGCTCAAATTGAATGGTTGGAGCGGGTTTGTCCTACCTACAGAAGCGATGTTCTCGCAGCCTTCTTGAAGGCTGTTCTGTGGTACGGTACAGATCTGATGGAGCCTTTTCTCAAAAGGTTCGGAGATGTCCTCTTTGAGAGCAAGGAGGATCCCGCAAGGCTCCTTCATGCGGCGGTGAAAGTCACGGGAGGATCCAGAACCCGACTCAGTTTGTACAAGAAGGCTCTTGCTGCGGTTCATCATCATGTGAGCGGCCGCAAGGTTTCCAAACTTGTAGAACGCGATACTGACATTTTTGAGTGGGAAGATGGCTGGCGGGTTCCTAAGCGATAATGTCCTCCTAAGGAAAGGAAAATCATGTTCTTCATCGGTCTGGAGCGGGCTTCGCTCAAAGTTTCCGACAAGAAAGTAGTGAATCCGACCATAGCCATGCTAAGACGCGTTCTTGAAAACGCCGGCTTGGATGAGGGCGAATGGGGTTTGCGAATGCCCCACAGGGTCAGGAAGAAGGGGTGCGAGAGGTTCAAGGCAATTAGGCTGGACTACTCCGGCGGTGTTAAGGGAATTCGCATACGATGCAAGCCCGGTGGCAACGACACGAGTTTTGAGTACACGCTGGTGCCGCCGAACGATGTGGAAATAGGAGTTCTTTTTCACCTCATGGAAAGAGTACACCCGCAAACACTCAAAATACACGAAACAATTGCTCTCAAGGCTGCAATCATGTACCCAGAACTCAGAGATATGCCTCCTCCTCCTGTGGTCAGAGTCTTGCCTCGCGAGGCTCAAAAGATCCGCAACGAAAATTCCATCAAGCCGACAAATTCCCTGGCTGATGAAGATATGACGCGGCAGATAATTGAGGAAGGAATCAGTGGCAAACAAGATGTGGATGTTGCTACGATACCGGATGTTTGCCTAAACTCCTCAGACATAGCATCCGAGGTCGGAACCCCCCAAGTATCAAAAACCTCTTCGCTTGAAATAGACGAGCGGGTCTCCATGTCTGACCAAGATGTCATGGACAAAGCCTTAATAGCCATAAGTTTCGTTGCCGAGGATGGATTCGCGAAGAAGAAGGCTGCGTCCGACTCAATAATTGACAACTTGGGCGTGAAGAAGTTTGTTTCGGGAATCGGGAAGTGGGAATACGAAACCCACCAAGGGGCGATGAGGGCGCTGACGATGGCCCTTTGCAGGGACGGCTACTTGGAGCGGATATACTGCACCTCTTCGGATGGTCGGGTGGGCGAAGGCGTGCGGGGTTACAAGATCACCCACAGGGGCGAAAAAAGAATCAATTCGCTCAAGGCATTCTTGCACGATTCGGTCATAGCGAAAATGAATCCCGGTTGGTGCAGGGCTGAGGCTTGTGTCCAGATTCCAGCAAGCCACCCTCAAGAAGACGACGAACCGGAGCTCCAGGAAGAGAAGGAAGAGAACATCCCTGAGAAAATTTCCGGGCTGACTTCCGATGATCTCTCAAAAATAAAGGCTTGGATCGCCTCGCTGGAGGAGGCTACGGAGCACATATCCGAGACTGAGACCATCATTGCCAACCTCAACTCCGAAAAATCAGATTTGATGTTGACGCTGGCGGGCGTATCATCCACGAGAGAGGAAAAACTGAGGCTGAGGGAGGAACTTGACAAGGCCATCTCCAAGCTGGACGACAAGGAGCAAGAGGTGAAGAAGGAGATGGCAAAGAAAGACAAGGAAATAGAGGACTGGCGTAGGTTCCGGGCTCCCTACCTTTTGGAAAAGGAGCGTCTGGAGTCTGTCATCGGAGAACTTACGGGGAAGAAAAGATGAGCGATTCGGGCAATTCGCAAAGGCGAAGGATCGCCCAAAAAGAAAGAGGCAAGAGTATGATCACGCCCCAAGAAAAGAAGGAATATTGGGTCGCCAAAAACATGATGCTTGTGTCTAACAAAGGGGCAAAGCTGGACGACGCCGAGGTGGAGGCGTTCATTGAAAAATACAAGGACATCATAGATTCGGTCATGGAGCACATGCCGAGGGGGATGAACTCCATCGGCGCGGCTGCCGGCAAGTGTGCTATCAAGTACGGGCCGGAACGGGCCATAGGCTTCATGAAAAGGGCGAAGGAAGGTATTTTTGAAGGAAAGGACGATCCCGTCTATCACTTTTATCTGTGGCTCAGGGGTCTTAAAGGTCCGAAGAGAAAGAAGAATGACATATCCACATATGAAATTTCTCTTTATGCGTGCAAGCAATATTGCATGGGCAAAAAGATAAAAAGACTTGATAGATCCAAGGATATTTTTTCTTGGACAAAGGACTGGGGCGTTGAATAACTATGAAAAGAAAAAACCGTCGTCCAGGCTCATAAGATCGTCGTAGTTAACGACAATCCAGTCCTTGTATTTCATGGAGCATTTCAACTCCATGGGCGGCAAGTCCTTGGCCTTCAAAAAGGCCAACCTGGGCTTCCTGTCCTTCTTCCATAGGAGGAGCGGCTTCCTTCCGCACCTCTCCGAATCCGATGTGACTTGATCCAAGAATCCATCAAGTTCCGACTGCCCGCCACCAAAGACCGAGCAAAGGTCTATATCATTATAGCCACCTTTGGACTCTAGAACGAACTTAAAATTGTCGGGGCAGACGATGTCGCCTGAATAGGTGTTGCTAGCATTCTTAGAAAGATGAACATGTTGGCCCCATCTATTTCCAGACCCTATTGAGCGCGAGAAGCTACCTAAGTCGGGGTTGGAGGCGAGGATTTTCTGGAACCTATGGTTGAGGTTTTTTACCAACTCTAGTTCGACGCGCTTGCCCTTTTTTCCGGACTTTATTTTTTTTGGCTTCTTATTGAATATGTCTTCTACTTCTGCGTCTTCTTCCATGTATTATATATGAGGGAGAAAACCTATATAATACATGAAAAAAATCGTAATCTTGACCCTTTTAATGATGATCTTATTGGCGTGGCAGTCAAAAACCAAGGATCCAAGAGTTCAAATGCCCTTTTTGACTACGAAAAAGGAATCCTTGAAAAGCCTCATGATCCGCAAGGCGGAACTGAAGGCGGAATTCTACAAGGCCAGATACGAACAGATCAAGGCCGTTTATTCAGAGAATGACAAGCATCTTCTGGAAGCCGAATTGAACTACAGGCTTCATGCGATAGACCTGGAGATTGAAAAGCTGCGCGAGTGCAAACTCTGCTCTCATCCCGGGAAGCAAAAGAGATAGTCGCTGGATGCGTGATTTTTAATCACTCCAGTCGCCTTGAATCCGGCCTTTTTCAAAAAAAGATGAAGAGGGAGGTCATATTCTGATACCTTGAACTCAATGGTTCGCCTCTTTTTATTGAGTTTTGATGTGAGTTTAGATATGAGTTCTGTGCCTATGCCTCTCCGACGAAAAGACGGATCCACGAGAAGGCTATCAATCTCTATCTTTACGGCGTCTATTTCGTAGAATATGAATCCAACAACCTTCTTTTCTACTTCTACTACATTGCATATGGCGTTAGTTCTATTGATGAACTCTTGGGTGTGATTTTCAGAAAACTCTCCGCTAATCTGCTGCATCTTGATGACGGAACTCAAGTCGTCCCTTTTCATCCAACGCACCTTCAAAGAATCCATATAGATGTTCTCCTGTTTGTATGGCTGATTCTAGCCGATCCGCAGAGGTTTGTCAAAGCCGCTAGGTCTTGTCTGCACCCAGGTCGTTTATGGGGGACTCATTTTTTCCTGAAATTCTTGAAAGATATTTTTCACAAGATTTCAGAACCTCGGCCACATCGCCCTTTTCGTCTATTGCCTTCATTATGGCAACTGCACACTTTTGGAGCACCAAGAGGCTCGGTTCGTCGCTTTGTGGCCAATGCGTATGGATTATTCTCCTTATGCGATTGACTATGGCTTGAGCATTTGAAACAAGTTGTCTTGCTCCCATGTCGGAATCAATGAGATCTTGGACCGCACTCAGTATGTCAGCCACCCTTTGAGGGAGGTATACCTTGCTCTCATTCAGGACGAAATCTTTAAAACTTGACATTTTATTTGTTGGAAAGGATGATTATCATTATGTATGTTTATCTAGCAAATATTCCATGATGATTTAATCCTTGATTTGGCTGTTTTTTTAGATCCCTTGCAAGAATTAATTACTGCCTCTACGCATCTCTTTGCGTATTTTAGAGTGTCGGCGGAGCCTTGTTCGTAAAGTTCCTTGGCAGTGTGCAGATTCTCGCAGGAAAAATCCAGATGCTTCTCCTCGGAGATAGATCCATCGGGCTTATAGGTTTGCTCAAGGGTCTTGGGAACAAGACAACAAGTGAAACAAAGCGAAGCATAGGTCTTGTTGTCTACAAATGGAGAGTTTTTGTAGGAAGAAGTGAAAACATCCATCTTCTGTCCGCACAAGGGGCAGTGTTTCATGGGCTTCACATCATTATTTTTTCAATGTTTCTGGAGTCAAACCATTGTGGGCCATAATTAACAGTCAATTGATCTCCGGATCTAATATCTTTTGTTGTTAAAATGGCCATTAGTCCATCATGGAAATTGCAAGCGAATTCGCAGCAATTTTCGTCACTGTGATTGTAGATCATTGTCCAGCCAAGGCACATGGCTATTTTGTCGCCCCAAAGAACCATATATTTAGAAAGATTGGGGTCTTTCATGACTTCCGGCTGGCATATTATGACGGGAGCAACTTCTACGAATGTGTTTTTCTCTATATCCTCAGTTGAGAAAACTCCATGTCCTATGCCTTCTATCCACCCTATGCGAAGGCGCCCGTCAATATACGGAAGGTATTCTTTCATCGTCCGCTAGACCCAAAGCCCAGGCTGCCTCTTTCTGAGGCGGAGAGTTCCGTTTCAACAAATTCAAAGTTAAAGTGATCCTCTATTATCAATTGGGCTATTCTATCACCGGCCTCAATATAAAAGGGCATCTTTTTGTCCGAGTTAAACAGAACCACGCGCAATTCGCCTCTGTAGCTGGAGTCTACGACTCCGGCAAAAACATCAACGCCTCGTTTCGCAGCAAGTCCCGACCTTGGGGCTATTCTTCCGTAATATCCCTCGGGTATCTCTACGCACAGTCCGGTGTTTACGACAAGTCGCTCGAGGGGTTGTATAACACAGTCTTCTACAGAATACAGATCCGCGCCGGCGTCGCTTGAATTAGACCTTGTTGGCGCGAATGCTAGGATATGCGTCTTCTTAAACTTTATTTCCATTTTTGCTCCATATATTAGAACCTATTCCAGAATCTCTTTCAAGATTAAAAGAGTAAGCAGTCTCTGAACCATCCGGCTTCTTGTCATTTACTACAACACGTGGGCCAGAAGGTATGTCGCATATGATCATGTCGCATTTGAGCCCGTGAGTTTTCATGAACAATGCTATTCTTTCCTTGTGCACATCCCCTTCGCGGGCGGTCGTTACTATTACGAAGTCATCATCTTTGACTGTGTTCGCAAAGAATTCCTTTGTCCCTGGGAGGATGTAATCCACATCACCATGGTGGCTTTTTTGAGCAACCAAAGTTCCATCAAAGTCTAAAAACCAAGTTTTCCTTTGATCGTATTGCATTTATGCTTCGCACGAGGAACAAGTAAGTATGCTCCTTGCAAGCTCCTGTGCAGGGTTTGCAGATCTCTGGTAGTAGAAGGTTTTAATTCCCATCTCCCAGCCTTCTATCAGAAGGCTGTTGACATCCTTTGGGGAAGCTGAGGGGGGGATTGTGAGATTCAGACTCTGGGCTTGGTCTATGTACTTTTGACGTTGGGCCGCTTGGATGACTATTTCTTTTTGGCTGATTTCCCCGAATGTCTTGAACACATCCTTTTCCTCCTTGCTGAGGAAGTCCAAGTGCTGTACGGATCCGCCCTTGACAAGAATGCTCTTCCATACATCATCATTATTTTTGTCGTATTTTTTGAGTATTTCCTTGAGATAAGGGTTCTTGTAGGTGAATTTCCCCTTTGCAAGGTTTTTGACGAAATAGTTGCTGTTGAGGGGTTCTATGCTGGGGCTGACCTGTCCGAGTATGAAACTGCTCGAGGTTGTCGGGGCGACAGCCAATGTGGTCACATTTCTTCTTCCGTATCCCTTTAGAAGTTCCGGCTCGCCGTACTCCTTGGCCATTTCTTCCGTGGTTTTGTCGGCTCTGCTTCTGATCGCCTTCCATATCTCAATATTGAGCATCTTAGCCTGCATGCTTTCAAAGGCGATATTTTTGCTTTGAAGACAAGAGTGCCAGCCAAGAACCCCTAGACCAAGAGCCCTTTGGTTTATGGCAAAGTTTCTCGCAGCCTCCAGGTACTTCACGCCCTCTGTCTTTTGTATGAATTCCTCGCAGACGGCATCAAGGAAGTACACCATCGTTTCCACGGCATCTGTTTCCTTGATCTCATCCCAATGAAGCAGATTGAGACTAGAAAGCACACACACGAAAGAGTTCTGTTCGTCCGAATAAAGTTGTATTTCTGAGCAGTTGCCGGTTAAAACTCCGTTAAATACGGCCTTGTGCTCCTTGGGCTCATTGACGCAGTATGTGTCGTGAAGCCCATCAAGCTCTTCTATTTTGATGACTTCGCACATATAGGTTCTGCCGTTGGGGCCTAGGAAATTAACAAGCCTGTCCCCTTCGGACAATTCGGACGCACGAACCTCTGATCCATCCTTGAGGTAGAACTTGTGGTATTCTGTCGTGTCAAGGTCTATCCAATAAAGGTTTTCTGTATCCTCGTCGTCAAGCTCTCTTTTGATAATCCTCATTCTCAAAAGTTTTTGTTCAGACCCAGTCTTCACAACGGTGGTTTCCGACCATTCGTTGCCGTTCCAAACTTCAACATTTTGATTTTCAAGGTCGCCTATTCTGATTTCGCCCTTTCTTGTAAGAAGCCGTGTGTCGGCCGAGACGCAGAGGTTACTGGCTTTAATCTTGAGCTTCTTGTCCTTGTATGCCTGAGGAGCCTGCTTGTTTGCCGTGTCCACGAACATGATGTACGGATATCCGGTCTCAAATCGCTTCTGGATGACTTTTGCCCAAATCCTTCTCTTCTCCTTGTCCCCATCAACCAGATCCTTCATGAACTTGTCGGTGACGGTCACGCCGATGCTCATGTTTTGAATGCTGTGGCCTTCGCTTCTAACCTGGAGAAATTCTTCTATATCCGCGTGCTCTATCGGCATATAAGCAGCAAACGATCCCCTGCGGGCGCTGCCTTGGCTTATGACCTCGCTGACCTTGTCAAAAATCTCCATGAAGTGCACGGCCCCGCTGCTTTCTCCTCCGACACTTATTTTGGTTCCTCGGGGCCTTAAAGATCCAAAGAATCCAGAGGTTCCTCCGCCCATTTTGCTCATCATACCGACTTCAGCAGCCTTGGTGAGTATCGCCTCCATCTTGTCGTCAATGTAACTTCCAAAACAACTGACGGGCAGGCCCCTCTTGTTGCCGAAATTACACCATACAGGTGTCGCAAGGCTGTAGAAGCCTCTCTTCATGTAGCCTTCAAATTTGTCGGCAAAACCCTTCTTCTTGAGTATTTTTTCGGCATTTTCTGCTATCTGTCTTATTCTTTCCTCAGGCGTAGTTCCTGGCTCAAGGTAGCCGCGCTCCAGGAAAAGTCTACTGTGTGAATTGAGCCAATAATACTCTTTGTTGGTCATTTTTGTTCTCGGGATGATTCTTTTAGATGATTTTTCTAAAAGAGTGAAGGAAGCTCAAAACAAATCTTCTGCGGCAAAACTCTTGGATTTCTTGCTGTATTCGACGGGTCTGGAGTGGAAGAAATCCGATTGGTTATTTCCAAGAACTTGTTCCTCAAACCATGTCGTTTTGGCAATGAGGTTTTTGTCAACTTCAAATATTTTTTTGTACCCTATTTCCTTAAGGGAATTGTTCATGCGATCTTTTATGAACTCCTTCAACAATTCGGAGTTCAATTTTTCCTCGCCGTATCCGTTGACTATCCATTCGACTATTTGAAGTTCATGCTTTACGGCCTCTCCGGCCTCATGGAGTATCTTTTCCTCAAGCTCATCGTCAAACAGTTCCGGGTGCTCTTTCCGCATGACCTTGATCAGTTTCATACCGATCATCGCGTGCAAGTTTTCCTCCCTGGAGGTGTATTCGACTTGCTTGTTCGTGTCCTTAAGAAGGTTCTTGTATCTTCCGAACCAACTTATGGTGTAGAACTGAGAGAACAATGCGATATTTTCCACAAAAAGTGTGAAGAGTATCAGCGAATATATGAACTGCTTTTTATTGTCTGAATGAAACTTGTGCAGGTGCTTCCTCAAATAATTGACGCGCCCCTTGATGATGTCCAGTTCCAGAATCTTGTCAAATGCGTCATCTATTCCGAGGACCTCAAGGAGCCTCTCGTACGCATCGCCATGAATGACCTCGGTATTGGCCATTACATATCCCATATCGTTGATGCTCGGATGGGGGAGATTGTCGCCCAGTTTCGCCCAGAACTTCTTGACGCTTATTTCAAGTTGGCCTATCGTCGCGAGGGCTCTGATTATGATCTCTCGTTCTTGTTCGGTGAGAGAAACCTTGAAATCTTGTATGTCGCTCTGGAAGCTAAATTCTTTATCTGTCCAGAATCCATTGTGCATGGCTTCTATGAAATCCTGAGTCCAAGGATATCTGTCCGGCTTGCGGCTGATCTGCTCTTCAAAAATCATAAAAACTCCTGCTTTTTGTTTGATGCGAGGGTATGTAAGCGTATTAAATTACTTTTTTAGACTGGTGAAGCCTTTTCTTTTTTCCAGCCTTATCGACTCGCACCCTTCTAGCATGTCCAATAGATTTTGGTCATGGGTGGTTATGAAGACTTGCCGATCCTTCGCCAATTCCAAGATCATATTATATACCCCAACCACACCTATCTGGTCAATATTAGTTGTGACCTCATCTAGAAAAACTAGGCTGGGGGCCATTCCGGAGCTCAGCATCATAACATGGGCGAAGGCTTGCGAGACCGCCAAGTTCAATCTTCTTCTCTCGCCGCCGCTCATTGCATAATAAACGAACGGGTCTCCATCAGAAGGATTTCTTTCTATCCTCTCTTCCAATTCGTTATTAAATTCTAAACTTATCTTCCCATCTATTAGGAACTGGAGCCAGTACGCGACCTTGGAATTAAGAGCCGGTATTATTCCATCTATTATGAACTTCCTGATTCCGGAGTCTCCAAATGCAGTGGCCCAGAATTCATAATAAGGAAGTTCGCCCTCCAAATCTTCTAGTTCCTTATTTTTTGCATCAAATTCCTTATTCTTGGAATCTATATCTTCGGAAAGAGAATTTATGATGCTCTCAAAAGGGGTCGGAGATTCAATTTCCTTCTTTTTGCCTTCTATCTGCTCGGATATGTTTTGAATTTGCTGTTCTATTAATTGGTCGGATATGTTCTTGTTTTGAGGCTTTTCTATCTTATTAAGTTCGGAAAGTTCCCTTCTCTTTTGCGACAAGTTTGAAGAGAACTCTAGCATGTTTTTCTTCGCGGAGGATATGCCGGAAGATATTGTTTTTTCTTTGACTTCGAGTGCCTCTAGCCTATCGGATGCGGAGGTCTTCTTCTCGGTTTCGTCGCGCAATTCACTTTCAAGTTCGTTCACCTTTTTGATCATCTGATCGGTATACTTCTTGTAGTTCTCCTTGGATACGGTGCCAAGGCAGAACTTACATGTCGCCCCCTCGTTGTTTTCAAGGCGGGCTATTTCCTTTTTGCTTTCGGAAATCTGCAGGCTTATGTTCTTGATTGAAAGATCCAAGCCTTTTATAGCAACATGGACTTCGCCTTGCTTTTGCTTCAAGGAATTTAGCTTTTCCTGGGCGATGTCTATTATCTCTTGAATTTTGACTTGCTTTTTCTCAATTTCCGGTATTTCCGAATTCAGAACTTCTATTTTGTCCTGGGCTTCCTGGTACCTGATGAGCCCCGCTCCTTCCGAGGTTGACTCCAACTGCTTTTTAAGCAGCTTTATTTTGGAGCGAAGCGTCTCTAGCTCCTGTTCTTGCTTTGACCGCCAAGAGGACTCTTGATCCCTTGCCGCTTTTATCTTCTGTTTTGCCTGATCGAGTTGTTGTCGGATGTTGTCATATTCGCTTTGAAGGATTTTTATGGAATCCTTCCTTTCCTTCTTCAAATTTTTCGCTCGTTCGGCGAAGGCTTTATATTTGTCCAAAGAGAGAAGGTTTTCTACTATCTCTCTTTTGTTGGACGCATCGCACTCCAGAAAACTTCCGGCATTATTGTCCGTAAAGACGACTACATTGACAAATGTCTCGTAATTGAGACCGAGTTTTTCTTCAAGCAATTTCTGAGTTGCCGGTTGGCCGCCGAGGGTTATCTCCGTGGTGTCGTCCCAAATGCCCTTGGAACTTTCCCAAAGCCTCAAAGAATCTGGCTTCCTCGTTCTGACCACCCTAAAATCGCCCCACCTTACTTCGGTCTTTAAGGCCTTTCCAATTTGATTGTTTATGACATCCTTGTGGTTTATCTTCTTGGGGTGCTTTATTGTCTTTCCAAAAAGAGTGTAAACTATTACCTCGGGTATGCTGCTTTTTCCAACTCCGTTGCTTGCCGTCTTGGATTCACTGTCTACGACATCAAAGTTGCTGCCTGTGACCAGGACTATGTTGCCGTACTTCTTCAGATCCATCTCGAATGCATCTGATCCGAAGCAAAGAAAGTTCTGAGCGTATATGTACTTAATGTCTAGGCTTTTCATTCTGCTGCGCTCTGTTGGCAAATGTCAGTACCAATCTTGATTAGGATTGACTTATCAAGATTTTCCACATTGGCTTGATCTACATACCTCTCAAGCATCTCCTCTTCCTTGTAAAGGATCGCCTTTGCATCCTTCACGACATGGTCTTCTTTTTTTTGAGCTTGTTTGATTTCCAAAGAAGAAACTTTTGAGGACTCAACAAGTTTCTGTCTTATTTCGCTCATTTCGCGGCTCGCTATGTCCTCTACCTCAAGGCGAACGAACTGTCCTTCAAGGTTGTACTCCTCCAGTTGAGCTTGATTCAAAATGTAATGCTTTGGACTAAAATTGTTTTCTATGTATTCCGATTTTCCGGAATCCGTGTCGAACACCAAAATGTGCTTGTTCTGGAAGGCTTCTCCAAAACTCAGCTGCAGTGGGGATCCGACATACTCTACATTGTCATTGAGTTTTTGCTCGGCGTGATAGTGGCCGAGAAAAACCTTGTCCCATTTTTTGAATATGTTGGGACCTACCTTCACCATGTCTCCATCATGCTCTATGGTTACCTCGGACATGGTGTTGTATCTGACATTCCAAACCGCTCCATCAACAGATATGTGGCCTCCTAAAACCTTCTTCTGTTTTTTGGAGACCTTTTCGTCCCATTCTTGTTCTATGGACTTTAAATCTTGTATTGGATTGTGCGTGTATGGCAAAAACCCAAAAAAGAAATCTTCTGACTCGTCGGAAATCTTTTCCACACAAGGCTTGTTGATGATACGAACGCCAGGCAGATTCCTGAGTGGATTCACGCTGGATACATCGAGTTTTTCATAATGCCACAAGTCGTGGTTTCCCAAAAGAAGACTTATGTTTAGTTCGTTGGAGCAAAGATGCTTTTCAAATATCTCAAAAGTTCTCTGGTAGGTGAGGACGTCTATCTTCTGGCGGTCATGAAATAGGTCGCCCAAAAACACGATGTTTTTGATTTTTCGTTGCGTGGCTGTCCCAAATGCCCAGTCCAAGACCTCGAGGCAGTGATTCAGCCTCTCCGTGGATCTTTTGTGGGGATGGATGTGCAGGTCGCTGAATACTAATATTTGCATAAAAATCCACAATAGGGATTTTTATTCTAATGAATTTTTGGATCTCTGTCCAGATGCCTTATTCTTCAAGGAATTCTTTAGAAAAGTCCATACATCATGGGATCCAATTCTTTTGACGATTGCGGATTGGCTTTGGCCTTGCGGTTGGCCGTCTCCTGGGCCGCCCATTCCCGGGCTGAAAGATGGCCCTCCCGGCGGGCCTCCAAGACCCGGAGGCGGGCCTCCGCCCATGCCGCCTCCAAGTCCTCCAGGCGGGCCTCCGAGCCCCGGAGGGGCTCCTGGGGGGCCTGACGGCGGAGGCGGGGCAGACGCCGGTCCTCCGCCGGATTTAGATGGAGGGGGAGCGGGAGGGGTGGCCTCAGATATAAGAAATTGGTGAAAAGTCTTCATCAGATTTTATATAGGCTTCCAATAGATAATTGTGGATGATTTCAACAAGGAGGTTCTCATGGAGAATATGGACAATAGGGATATCGCAACTCTTTTGGTGACGATTTTTGTGCCCCCTCTGGGCGTGGCTTTGAAAAAGGGATTCGGCCTTCATTTTTGCGTGAACCTGGCTCTGACCATTTTTGGCCTATATCTGGCGGGACTGATACACGGCATTTATGTCGTTCTCAAAGACTAAAAATTAAGCTGAGGAATCGCGGAAATTATGGTTTTCCAGTTTGGGCCGGCAGGGTCGGCCCAAACTTTAAACGCTTCTTTGGCTCTTACGGGTCCCGCCTCACTTGTCTTACCTTTTGTTCTGAATTCTATTTGGTGGGTGCATTCGTGAACTATTGTTCCCGCTATCTCTATGATCGCTTCTTTTGTATCTCCAAATCTGGATACTATTTCCCGAACATTAACATGTATCACATCAGAAGGAACCAAATTTCCGGGATCCAAGTCGGGCTTGTATTGATTGACGACGGCAGGAGGCAAATTTGACAAATTATTTTTGTACTGATTGTATGTTTGTTTTCCAAACAAAAATTTAGTCTTGGAAGCGGCCGGCCCTATCACATCTTTGTTTTCAGCCGAATTGTAGAGTCCATAAACTCCGGACATGTTCAAGTTGGCTATGGTACTTATATTGGTAAGCAATTTCTGATTTGTCTTACTGTCATATAATTGGACTAGTTTGACAGCATATTTGGCCTTGTTGTACAAGGATTCAATCTTGCTGCTGTCAACATTTTCCGTTCCGACGGTATTTCCGAGCCACTCTCTGAAGCCGATCATGCTAATATATAGAATTTGAGGTGCAAAATGGATATTTACAATTTTTACTTGATTATCTCGTCAGTGTTGTTCACAACTTCGCTGGCCTACATTCTGTATGCCAAAAACAAGGCAAAAAAGGAAGAAATAAAGGCTCAGTTTGTTGTGACCGGATGCTTGTTGGTTGCGTTTTATTGTGTGTGTTTCCTTTCTGGCGTATGTACCATTCTTAATTTTCTGTGGCGTTGGGTGTTATAGAATGGAACTGACATTTATTACTGTATCTGCTCGTCCGGAAAATATTCCCAAGGTGGCTCTAGAAATAGAGAGGCAAAAATCAGAGTGGGAAGGCGGTTATTTCTGGAGGATAATATTTGATTTCAATAGAGAAGATGGAATTTTAAACAAGGAAGTGGAAGACTTCCTTGTCAGCAGATCAGAATGGATAAGTTTCTCTTTCTTGAAGCACGAGGCCAACAAGGCTTCGGGCGGAAATCATGGAAAAGACACATTGATAAAATCAACGGAAAAAGGTTGGATTTATCAAGTGGACGACGACAACGAACTCTTCCCAGGGTTCGTGAATAGTTTCAAAATAATGCTTGCGGAACATCCAGACTGCAACTTGTTCTGCTTCTGGCAGCTCAACAGGTACTCTCCAAGAAAGTTGGAGGATATAAGGGTGGGCGTAGTTGATGCGGCCATGTACATCTTCAACAAGACTGCGTGCGAAGGCATAGACTATCCTTTGACCTATGGAGGGGATGGTCATTTTGTGTGCAGAATGATATCCAGCCCAAAAGTTAAACCGTGGCTAGAGCAGAGGAATTTGTGCTTCTATAACAGAATAAAAGAAGATCCGGGCTCGGGCGAATTGGCAAGGCTCGCCGTACGATTCGGGACCGACAAGCACTCAAGACACAATTATTGCGAAGTTTACGAACGATTGTTTGAAAACTATAGGCACAAGGAAATATCATTTCTAGAACTTGGGGTCTTCAGGGGAAGTTCCATATTGATGTGGAGGGAGTGGTTCACCAAAGCGGAAATATATGGGGTTGATGACGGAACCTACCTGAATTCACTACCCTCGATAGATTTGCAAAAAACCAAAATAATTCGTGCGGACACTCAAAAGATCGAGGTCTGCGATCTTCTTCGTTGGAAGCAGTTTGACATAATAGTCGATGACGCCGATCATCATCCATACTCGCAACTCAAAACCCTTTGGAATTTATGGCCTTTGTTGAAAAACGGCGGAATGTATGTCATAGAAGACATTCAAAATTTTGAGTCCTGGGGTTCGCATTGGAAGTTCTTAAATGCCGAAGTGATAGATCAGAGGAGAAACAAAGGAACATACGACAGCGTCATGATCGTGCTGCAAAAAAACAAATGAAAAGCGACACATTGATATTCACCGTGGCTCAAGGCTCTGTCTTTGAGCGGATGGCTTCCAACTTGTTCAGGACGATAAAGAATTTCAACGAGGAGGCGGTGACCGCATGCTTGTCTCCGAATAAGCCGAACTTATGTGACATCCATGTTCTGCTAGACAGAGATATAAATGATTTCTGCTTGGAGGGTCAATCGTACTCGTTCAAGCTTGGATCGCTCTTGAGCATGAAAGACATACTCAAAGACTTCAAAAAACTAATATACTTGGACAGCGACTGCGAGTGCGTTGACAAAATGCACTTTGACGAGAGCATATATCAGTCTGACTTCTACTCTGCTTGGTGCCAGTCCATAGTCACCGAAAACGAGGAGGTAAGTAGCAGGATCAATAGAGGGTGGTCGTGGCAAGGACAAACCTTTCAAAGACACGAGGAATTCGCAAAAGAAAATGGCTTTAAAGAGTGGAAGAATGTCAATGGCGGATTGATAGTGATCAGTTGTGAAAAGATTGAATTAATATGCGATGCCTTTAAAAAATGGACACACAAAATAAAAAACTTCTACGGAAGAAGAGGCTCCAACGACGAACTGGTTCTCTCCATTATTTTGGCGGACATGTACCCCGAGTACAAAACTCCCGATATTTGCAGAAACGGAATTTGCCAACTCAATATGAGCCATGATCCAAGAGTCATAAGGCAGGAAAAGAAATTCATGTATGAGCCGTGGTTCAACTCCAGCGGATCGACGCTCGTAAAAGCGACATGCGTACACAGCCCCGGATGGAAGGAACTGCTTGGATCTGTTCCATGATTGGGGATTTTGTGCTATAGTCAACAATTATGAAGGAAACGATACTAAGAATTCAAAACTGCTACTCGTGGCTATATTGTGAAAAGCCCGAGGTCCTGAGCGTACTCCATGAAAACATGAGGTTCAGGGAGAGGGGGTATTTCCATAGCAGGCTCTACAAGCAAAAGTTGTGGGACGGATACACCGAGTTCTTCAGCAAGAAGACGGGTAGGTTCCTCACGGGGCTTCTTCCCGAGGTCAAGGCCGCCCTCGCCCACATAGGCGAGGAATACAAGATCATGGATGAGAGAGGCGAGTTTAACTTTGTCGCCAACGAGATAGATGAAAATTTCTTGGGCGGCGGAATGACTTTGTACGACTACCAAGTGGACTTGACGAACTCGCTGATCAAGCACAAGAGGGGCGTGATATGTGCTCCGACCGGGGCCGGCAAGACTCTGATAATGCTTGCGATACTCAAGGCCATGCCCAAAAACTGCCCTGCTTTGGTCCTCGCCAACAAGAAGAGCCTTGTGGAGCAAAATTACGAGGAAATAGTCAAATACGGATTCGATAATGTGGGAAGGCTTTATGGAAAGCACGCCAGTCCAAACATAATAACATGCTCGACCGTGCAAAGCTTGCACAAGATGGAGCCTCTGCTCGACAAGATCCGCGTTTTGATAGTAGACGAAATACATGAAAACATGAGCAAGCAGCCCAAGAAGTACTTCAACAAGCTCAAGAGCTGCAGCGTCCGTGCCGCGGTGAGTGCGACGCCGTTCAAGTTCGGGGGGAAAGACCAATGCCAAAAATGGTTGGTGAAGGGATATTTCGGTCCAGCCCTCAAGTCAAAGAGCGTCGGTGGAGCATTGACGACCAGCCATCTCCAAGAGCGAGGAACTCTTTCTAAGTCCAAATGTACTTTCATGCCGGTGAGAGAGCCCGACTTGAGATATGAGGTGTACATGGATGCTGTCACGAGAGGTATCGCTGAAAACTGGCACCTGCATGAGATGATAAAGGAATTGGCAGAGAAACTTGAGGGGAGAACCTTGATTCTTGTTGAAAGAATAGCCCAAGGAGACGCCTTGGCCTCTCTGATTCCTGGGGCATTGTGGGTTCAAGGTAAGGACGACTTGGAGACAAGAAAAATGGTAATAGACAAACTCAAGACCTCAAAAGAAAAAGTAACGGCTCTAGCTACACAACAAATAATGACCGCAGGAATCAATGTCATGACTCACAATGTAATCAATGCTGCCGGAGGACAAGCCGATCACCACATAATACAAAGGGTAGGAAGAGGACTAAGAACGGCAGACGACAAGGAAGTGTTGAACTATTACGATTTTGTATTTCACAATAACGAATATCTTCTTGAGCACAGCAAGAAGAGAATAAAAATATTGCAGAAGGAAGGTCACGATGTGACCATAATTGAATGAAAATTTTCTATAGTTACAATGAAGACTTCAAGGACATGCACGACAATTTCATCAATTCCATGAAGGATAGATGGGAATTGATGCCATCCAAGATAGAAAATTTTGAGATAAAGAACGCCATGGCGGGCGGATCGGCGGGCGATCATATGAGGAAGAACTTACTCTGGAGGGCTTTTGAGTGTTCCGCTGAGAACGAAATATTCATCATGGCAGATGTGGACATAGTTTTCTACAAGCCATGCTTCTCTGTGGTCATGCAAGAATTCTTGGCAAGGCAGTGGGTGAAAATAGGCAACGATATTATTCAAAAAGAAGTGGATCTAGTTTCGCAGATGGAGTATCTGAACGGAATGGTGAACATGGGATTCATGGCCATGAAGAACAACGATAGGGTGAGGAATTTTTGGAAAGAGGTTTATGAAATATCGCTGGGCGAAGGTCAGTGGGATCAGATGGTGATGAACAAGGTTCTTTATGATAATATATCGGGAATGCAAGACAATATTGTAGAATACAAGAACAATGAAAAGTTGTTGTGGAAAAGGTTTCCTAAGGAGATATGGAACATGACCATAGGAGTCATAGACGCTCCTATATTTCTACACCACGCCAATTGCGCGATATCCAAGGAAGAAAAGTTCAATCAATTTGAAATGGTAAGGCAGAAACTTAAGTCTATGAACTTCGCTTAAGATGGAAGGTGGCTTATTTTCCACATTCCGCCATCTCCAGGATCTGGAACGAAATCGTTATTCTTCTGGCATGTGGACTTGCCCTTGATGTGGGTTATGTCCCAAGGACCTCTCTCTCCGTTCCTGGCTGCATAATTTTTCTGGGTGGCGTGGGTGGGGCGTCCTTCAAGATGGGATATGCTCCAAACTCCGCCCTCCCCAGAATTTAAATTTTGTGGCGTGGATCCTGGGATCTTGCTGATGTCGAAACTTCCGGCGTCGTCTCCCTTGTATATCCGTTCATCTATAGAAAGATAAAAGATGGCGTCGGCGCTTCTAGTTAGGTACCAAGCGGGCGGGTATAGGCCAATTCCTCCATAACTCAAAGCGTACAGGCCCGTCTTAGAACCAGGATTAGATCCCTCCTTTAATGTTTCGGGATACTTGTCGACCACCCACCTCTTGAAATTAGGAATCATAATGCCATCCTCGAACCTATATATCTGGCATGAAAACATTTAAAAAATGGATGGATTTGAAAGAAGGTAGGGACATATTCGGGTTTGAAAAAGAACGTGTCGTGCCTGCGAGAATCGTGGACGAAAGTCCGATAATACCTATCAATCCGGAAGTATTGATAGAGACCATGCTCCTTAACGAAATTGGAGGAAGGAAGGCTTTTTCCGACTACCCGGACCAAGTTCAGTGGGGCAGGGAGCCCGGAGCCATGCAGATGGTCATAAGTCCTCTAGGATCCTTTAAAAGCATAGTGAGAAGGCTCCAGACGAATTTGAAGGGAGAAAGCGTGTGGGTGTGCAAAAAAATAATACCCTACAAGGACTTAATGCATTCTAATAAAAAATTTGACGAGTCTTTTGCCGCAGAATTGTTTGAGCATATAAAAAAAGCAAGTAATGGAGACACTGAGTCGCCTTCAAATGATTACGAAAAGTTAGATTCACTTACGCTAAAAATATCTAACTTATGCCGAAGAAAAGATATAATTCCAGAAATATTTGTTTTCAGAGGAGTAAAAGAAATAAAGAATAAGCAAAACTATTTGATATTTTTTGAACCCCGGGGGCAAGGAGTTGAGGCTCCCGGATCCGCGAGGGTGGAACAATTCATGATCGATATGAGTTATGATCCGTCAACTGGAATGATCAAGAGTTTCGGCCATGATGTTCAATCTCCTGCAAAGGGACATGTTTGGTATCCTCAGCCTTCGGAGTGGGAGGAATACTTTGCACCATCCCAGCATCAAAATGAAATAGCGGAAGCTATAGCCGCTGCATTTAGTACTTACTGATACGGATGAGCATAAAAATGATCAATGAAATGACAGGAAATTTCGGAATAGTTTCTTGCAAGGACAGAAAAAACCCAAACTTTCAAGTATGGGGAGCCATGTCGGACTCTTGTCCTCAAGAGAAAGAAAAAGTCATCAAGATGAAATTCAAGGATTGGGTTTCAAAGAGGAATAACAAAAAATGAAGACATATGGCGTGTATTTGGGACAAGAGGACAAGGGTTACATAATATCCGAATCGCTTTTTGAGGCCGAGTCTAGGGCTAAGGACTTATATCCCGAAGACGCAAGCGAAATAACGGTATCTTTCACGGATGTAGAGGAGGAATAAGATGGAATCTAATAAGACTAATGTCAAAAACGCTATTGTGGACATTGCAAAAGGATTGGAGAGCACATTCAAGAAATACAGCAGACAAACAAGAATAAAAGCATGGGAGAAGATAACCAGCAAGGCGGGAGAACGAGAAATAAAGAAGATACTTAACGACCCGTCCAGACAGATAAACACATTCCAGAAATTGGCAACTAAAAACGAAAGTTTCAAAAATTGGCTTAGTCAAGAAGAGAATAATCAATGATTCCAAGCGAATTATTCGTAATTTTGACGACGGATTATTGGAAAAAATCCTAATATATTAAAATCGCTTAGATATAAATAAGTATCATGCGATACTCATGGATGTTGATCTTACTTGTAATGAGTTCTCTTTCGCTCGGGGGTACGATAGACCCTTCGGTTCCTGATTCGAAATACAGGGATTATGGATCCAAATTTGAGTGCGTGGTAAGCTTGAAAGGAATATGCTGCTGCGAGAAGAAGGAAGATAAGCACATTTTCTACGCAAGTGCCGTGGTGATTGACCCTCATTGGATCCTTACTGCGGCTCATGTAGTTAGCGGAGCGGAAGATGTAAAGGTTTCAATTAAAGGCAAGGATTATGACATAAAAAAAATCATAATAAACAAGGACTTCAAGGAAGATGAAATAGGATATCACGACATAGCCTTAGGATATTGCGAAAGCGAATTAGTCATGGATTTTTATCCAAAGCTGTACGAAAAAGACGATGAGGTGTCAAAAGTAGTAAGCATGGCAGGATATGGAATGACCGGAACCTTTTCCACAGGATATGTTAAATCAGACGGAATAAGAAGAGCAGGATCTAACATAATAGAAAGGACAGAAAGGAATGTCCTTGTGTGCTCAAACTCCGTAGGAAAAAAAACCCAGTTGGAATATATGATAGCAAGCGGAGACAGCGGAGGAGGTTTGTTTATAGGCAATGAGCTGGCCGGGATAAATTCCTTCGTGATGGCCACGGATGGGAAGTCAAACTCGGACTACGGCGACGAATGCGCTCATACGAGAATCAGTCTGTATGTCGACTGGGTGGCGGAGAACATGAAGATAAAAACGGAATGATTAATTGGAAGTTTTCAAAAAGTGGATGATTGACAACAGTCAATTCGTTAAATATGTCGGCAAGGTTGCCGTTTTTTATGTTCCAGTAGAGAAACTGACCGATGAGGTCAGGGATAAAATACATGATTTTTTTGTGTCGGAGTATTGCGCCTACACGCATGAATCAAGTGAGATAAAAGGCTATTGGGTCAATGCTGGGGAAATAGTCCGAGACAAACATGAGCGATACGAAGTTGCATTTCATGGCGATGAAAAATTCAAGCACTTTGTTGAATTCCTTTCTTCGCTATGTTTGAAGATAGATGAGGAGTCGATATATCTCACCGTGGCCGACGAGGCTTATCTTGTGCATCCCAAATCATTCCAAGGATAGGAAAAGCTTAGGTGGAGGATTTTCAAAAAAGAACTTCAAGTATGGACATATCCAAACTCTGTGAAAGTTTTTTACATTAAGTGACTCGGCATGGAGCGAATAAACCCATCCGTCAAGAAGCCTTTCTTGAAATTCTATCCTAACATCACAGCCCAAAAACCAGTCTGGGCAACTCGCCAGCGTTAAGTTACCGTCAATTCCTTTTATTTTTGATCCTTCTTTCAAAAAAGAATCCACACCAAGGATCGCGGGGGAAAGACTCATCTGAGTATATGATGAGGGAGAGAGATTGTAGGCCCACCCTTTGTACATGACAAAGTAAGAGCCTCTCTTATTAAGTATTTGAAACCTAGTTATATCATCTTTATTTTCATCATCTTTATCAAAGATACTCATGGCTGAACTTGGTCCTAAAAAATTGATCAATATGAGGATTTATTGCGGATCTGTAGTATGTCTTGTCAAAATTGAATTCATCTAAATCTCCAAATATTTTTCTCATCCAAGGAGAAATAACCATGTAATAGCAAGATAATTCTCCATTGCTGACCCATCTGCCTATGTTTTCTTGATTCTTTTCTAATTCTTCAAAAACAAGACATCCCCTTCTAGAAAGGAGATTGAATGAATTCTCCAGGTCTCCGATGACCTTTGAGTCCTTTGCTGATATTTCCATTTCATCGGAGGTCAAGGATTCTCTCAATTTTCTCTGGTACTTGCTTTTCCAAACCTTCCATCTTTTCCATGCCTTTTCGCCTACAAGACAATGAGGCTCCACCAATGCGTGAATTTCGCCTTCTCTAATGCTTTTGAGGATCTGTATTTGAGCCCTTATATAAAACCTGAAATCGTTATCGGGCAATATCCCCTTCATTTCCTTGGCAAGTTTGTAGCAGTATTTAAAAAGCGTAGATTTTCTGGGGTCTGAGTTTTTCTTGAGCTTGACGGTCTGTTCTTTGGGCAGCTCTCTCTCGCATTCTTCTTGCCACATTATCGCTATTTTGTAGGCCTTGGACTCGACCTCGTCCATCTTGTACTTGAGGATGGGCTCTAGCTCTCTCATTTTGACCTTGCAATTTGAACGGAATTAGATATGATTCGCGGCAACGAAAACTTGAACATGAACTACTATAACCTAAGAAACCGAAAACTTCAACCTTGAACTTCAAAAAACCGATTGATCATCGTGTTGGGTCACGAACGCAAGGTCCTATACGACCTTGTAGTCCTACGCCTTACGCTGAGATGCGTATGAAATAACTAAGGGGCAGAACCGCTTGATGAAAGACTTTTGGCATAGAGAAATCTATGCGTTTTCCCGTGTAACCCGACGCTAGTTTGATGCGTCATGGGGCCTGGGTCACGGTCCGTAATGGGTACAAAAATAAAAGTCGTATAATTCAAGCCGGGGGACTTGCAAAGGATCAAAAGGAAGAATGAACTTTAGGGCACATCCTGAAATAGACCATATTCGATCATAAAGAATAGGTTCTATTAAGGGTGTACCCTAAGGGATGGCCCCCGGTTTACACAAACATAATTCTCAGAGGAACAAAGGATTGAAGATGCAAGAAGATATTAAGAGACTTGTTCCCGAGATTGTTTGGAAGAGTTCCTGCAAGAGTAAGAAGACGAACAAGGGATTGAGGAGGAACATAAGAAGATTGGCCGAGAGGAAGGGAATCACTTATGAAATGGCAATACTTCGCTTCTACCAAGTCAAGTCCTTGAAGGATTTAGATAAAAATCTCTTGTATTCTCTGTACAAGCGGTGAGATCTCTCTGGATTTAAAAAACCTTTTCGGGTATGATTTTAACCATGACCGAATTCGCAGAAGTTCTGCCGCAGCTGAAGGGGAAGGATCTCTACCTTTACCTTTCCAAGGAGTGTCCGGACTGGACGAGTTCCGAGGAGTGTGTCGAACTTGTTTTGCATTATGGCGGGAAGAAGGCGTCCCTTTCTTTGGCCGATGTTGAAAGTTCTTCCTACCTCGCCTCTTCTCTTTATCATTTTATTGACGAGAATAGCGTGGTTATGTGCTGGGGCATCAAGGATTTGTTCACCTATCTCAAGGGAAAGACGGAAATAGACCTAGAGATGGTCGGCCGAATCTACGACATATCAATCATTTGTTCTTATTTCGGTTTTCCGCTAGACAAGCCTAAAACATTTAACTCCGCCGCCGCTATTCTTCGTGCGGCCATGAACGAATCTGGCTGGACTCGATTTTGCGATTTTTATCGGTCGGTCTATCGTCCCTTGTTTTCCAAGGTCATGCCTGACATTGAAACGCATTGTTTAATAGACAATGCGAAAAGAAGGTGCGTATATCCGACATATGTTATAGAAGGCCAGATAAACGGGCGTCTCAAGGCGGTAAAAAACGGCCTCTCCTCCTATAACCCTCATTCGATAGGAGCCAATGAGAAAGCCAATCTGAGGCCAAAAGACTATGATGAAGTTTTCGTATACTTTGACTATAAGAACATGGAGGTAAATGTTCTCCAGTGGCTCAGCAGAGATGCTGCCCTTGCAGGGATATTAGACTCCGGCAAGGACTTGTATAGGGAGATATGGAGTAGGATTACGCAGCAAGATCATCCAACCGATTCTCACCGGACATTGTGTAAGAATATATTTCTTCCCGTTGTTTTCGGACAAGGAGCTAGGTCTCTCTCCAAGAAGTTGGGCATAAAGGAAGAAATTGCTTCCAAACTCATATATAAGCTAAATAGTACCTTTCCCGTTGCCTTTGACTGGGTTAACTCCCAGACCACCGATGGCAACAACACGGCGACTGATGTTTTTGGTCGGAGAAGAAAATTTGAAGACCACGAACTGTACAAGATTAAAAATTTTTGTAT